ATGACAAGCTCGATGCCTACGAATGCGAATCCCTCAACTGGGACTTCAACGCAGACGCCGTTCAACACAATGCCGCGGCCACCTGTGTGTCTAATGAGGCCCTGCATTGTGTTAAATCTAAGCGGTTGATCTGCCATCGAAATCCCCTCCACTGCAATCATACTTCCTTTACTGTTGGCCGTAGCCGTAGCCGGAGCCGTAGCCGGAGCCGTCGCCGGAGCCGTCGCCGGAGCCGTCGCCGTCGCCGTCGCCGTAGCCGGAGCCGTAGCCGTCGCCGTCGCCGTCGCCGTAGCCGGAGCCGTAGCCGTAGCCGGAGCCGGAGCCGTAGCCGGAGCCGGAGCCGGAGCCAACTGCCCAAGAAGGAAGTTCGCCTGCTAGGATACGCATGATGCGTTCTCCCACGCTTTTACCGCAGGGCTCTCGACTTCGCTAACCGAGCAGATGCCGCGCAGTTCAATCTGACTGACCTGGGCACCAATTCTACATCGATCGTTAGGCCCAACAGTAGCCAACCCAGCAAATCCTCCAACTGACTTGTGCCAGAAGATGCAGTTGCGTGCATTCAGCAGCACGATTGGATCGCCAGATGTATCGTCTGTATACCCGAAGAACACCCCGCGCTTGTCCGTCGTCACCAACACTGGACGGCCTAGCTTGCATTCAAGCGTAGGCACATCTCCCAACAACGCATCAATCTTTCTGCGTTCCTCGATCAAGTTCTTCCGCGTTTCTTCTGACAGGTTCATGTTGCCTCCTAAAGTCTTGTTCCGCAATCATACTACATCCTCTGAGGTGATGCAATTAATTGACGTCGCCCATCGCTGTCAGAAAGTTCGCTACGAGCCTGAATGGGAACTTAATACACTCCCATGCAGCCTTGAGATAGTTCTTCCGTGCTGGAATACATAGCCATGGTCGCGGCTCTCCCATCGGTATCTCGTGCCTGAAAGCGTCCACCATCATGGCTTCGGCAAGCCTCTTCGCTTCCTCCTCTGTGTTGATCAATGACATGGCATCTTGAACGTAGACAACTCGAGACACTGATCGAAAGTCCAAGATCGGGTCGATTACTTCTACCATCTGCGCGAAGAAGTCCTCGTTAGACAGACATTGTGTGTCAGTAGCAAGATACTTCTCTAGTTCTACAGCTACCCGCTCCGATGTCGTCAACGCTCTGCCGGCAATCCTGCCACAGAACGGGCATGGATACGTCTTGTGCGACAGACACGCTCGATGGCCACATGCTGTACCGTCTGGGATGTCTACCATGTCAGACGATCAACTCCCATCCATCCATCAACGAAGTCATCATGGGGATACCAAACATCGTCGCCTCTTCTCTGGAGTAACACGGCTCACCGTTGTATGTGCCAGGGAAGCACATGGCAACTCCTGCTCCAATCTTGATGATCCTCGGATAAGATTCATGATCCAGCTTGTGCTGCTGAATCGCCGTATAAATCTGCGCGGCAACTCTCTTGCCTTCTCGCGCTTCAGAATCAATCAGTTGTTCGACGCTATCGCTTGTCAATGAGTCCTCCTCAAGCATGGAAAGGGCAGCTTCTGCCATATCATATTCCATGTGATTGAAGTCATCGACCTCAGTTACGTCGAACAATCCTTGTAGTGCAGTTATCACAGGCTCCAGCTTCGCCGCTACGATGTTCTCTAGAGTTCCACGAGCCATATCGAACATCTTACCAGTCCCTCGGCAATGTTCTTCTGCAATTTCTTCAGCTAGTTTCATCATCCCTCCCAACGTATCGGCATAGCCAATAATTTCTCGTCTTGGACAAACTCTATCGTCCATGCCGTTGAGTCCCTAACACCTTCAGTAAATACCTGTGACATCTTCTGTAGTATCCATATCCCAGAAGGTAGCCCATCGTCGTTCCGCCCGAAGATGTAAAGTTCCATCGGGGAATCTCCGCACATCTTCATTCCCCAGAACTTGACCATTTCTTCCGAGAGCTTCATCGCATTGATCGACACACGCCACAATCTGTCAGCATCATCACCCCACGGATTGCTGAGTTGTATGTCGCCAAGCCGCTTCATCTCATCCCACGATACACTCCCCAGGACACGAGACGTTACCTCTTCCCACCACAGTCTCTTTCCTCCACTCATGATGCCTCCATCTGTGCAATCGTCGCGTCTCTCTCTCCAACTTCGGCTTCCAGTTCTGCAATGCGCTCTTTCAACTCGTAGTTTTTGTTCTCCAGATCTGAGATCTGGTCGTCAAGTTCGTCTATTTCATCCTTCAGATTGTCGAGCGTTTGGTCTGTGTCTCTACTCATCATCCCTCCGCAAAACTAGGATCGATTTCTACATCAACATTCTCTTCATCATCATCAGCCGTTCCCGCCCATCGCACTTCGTACTTGTCCTTCTCAGTGATGAACGTAACGACGTATCCGAGCTCATCAGCCAGGAATGCCCGAGACGCAGCATCAAGCTCGTCAGGATGGCACCTGATACGACCACAGTTGTTCTTAGCAGCCTTGCCTATCCTCGCCAACACATACTGGAGTTGCTTGTTCGTTCGAATCGTCATCCGCTGCCGCATCGACTCAGCTGTAACAGGCGCGAACGATCTCTCTTTGTTGTTCCTAGATCGCACGACGCCAGTGTTTTTCATATCTGTCACGGTTTTACCCCAGCAATCTTGCACGCCTCAGCATGGCCCTTCTCTGCCTCGTCCCATGTATGATACCGCCATTGATCTTGGTCATGCTCTCCGCCGAAGATCGTTGTCTCAAACAGAAGAGGTTCACCTTCTCCCCAATTGTGATCGATCACTAAGAACACGGTGCTTACAGAGATCTCTCCATCTTCAGTAAACGCAACGCGTCTAGCGTCGTTATTCTCGAAATACGCCGACCACTCATCCATCGTACATTTAACAGCATTGTGCTTCTCATCGAGTATGTAGTATCCAGACATTTCTATACACTCCTTTCATATTCAGAGAGCAGGATCCCACCGCCCGATAACCTGTATCGCCCGTTTGGTTTTGGCCGAAGCCAACGATGGTCCTGCTCATTTCTTCTTCAGTCATATCAGCTAAGGTCCATCGTCACAGCCATCTTCAGCGCGTGATCGATAGCAGCAATCGCCACAATCTCGCCGTCGCCTGTAACAAGAGCCTCTCGCGCCTTCAACAATGCAGCGTGCATGGTTGGAGAGGACGCTAAGAGACATGCGTTCGCGTTCCTCTGCTCAAGTGTGATGATGTCTTCCTGCCCACAGTAGTCATCGGGCAACTTCGGATCGTTGTAGTAGACTCTTCCGATAGTCCCTTCACCATTACCTTGCGTGAAGATGTACCCACAGTGGCAATTACGATCATAGTCATCGTCGATACAACACGCCCACCACGGACCTGGAGTAAATGGAACCTTCGCAATGTATGGTGCCTCTCTCTCTACTTTATCGGCCATCGCCAATCACCTCTACAGGGATTGTATGCTAAACTCCGAGGTGATGCAACTACATCAAAAGAAAACGCACCCGGATAGCCCCAGGTGCGTCTCTCGAATCAAGGAGGTAATGCGTTGAAACTGTGCTGCCTTTCCACACACAAACCGATCACGATCAAGATGAAAATGCAAACGACTGGCCGGATTCCTCCACCCGGCTCCATACGTAGCTACACATCAACCCCGAGACATCGCAGATACCAATTGCAGGGTTCTGCGTGATGCTCGGCAGTCCTACGTCACCGACATAGGCAGCATTCCTCAACTGCCACTAAGCCCAAGCCCGCTATCGGATTTCTCCTCACTTTGCTGGCTTGCCTTACCTAGTGCTGCAACACCACAGTCGTTCGCATCTTGTCAATGATCAATCTTACGACCAGCCCCACCCCAACGACAAACGGGGAACGCCGCAGCTACGGTGAGGCCGGTTCGTGCTCATTGCTTCCTTTTCGCTGCCTCTGCCCTCTCCTTAGCCGCTATGACCTCTCCCATCTGTACCTCTGGATATCTCTTCTTGTGTTGATCTATCGCTTCGTCAAGATGGAACAGGCTGCACGTTAGCAGTTGTGCCAGCCGCATCCTAGAACACTTCCCTTCTTCGTACCTTGCAATCGCCATCATCTTCAGAGCCTCGTAGTGGTAGCAGTACACCATCACTTTGTCGTCGTCTGGCCTTATGTCACCATCGTCTAACTTCATAAGATTCCCGAAACAGCAACCATCTGCGAGGCGACGATTAGTATGCCGCAGATGCTCAAGATCAATAGAGTCATAATAATCTTCCACCTGCGCCGTCGAGCCAGCACAACGTCTAACGCCCGCTGGAGAGATCCTTCTGAATTCTTCATGGCTCGTAAGTCGTCTATCATGCCATCGCCGCAATCGTAAACTTCCTTACGGTCTCACCAATCACATATCCAGCTTTCCCAGCAGCAGCAAGCCCTTCAGCCGCACCAGAAATTCCCAACGCCATTTCCGTCATCGCTGCCTTGCCATCCACTACAGCTTGTTCAAGAATCCGCGCCACTTCCTTTTCAGCTTCCATGTTCCTCCTCCTCGCAGACATTCTATTCGAAACTCTTGGGTGATGCAACCCATACCGACCCCGTAGTTCCTGGGGGCTTGCTCAAGCATTTGCATTCAATCACCAGTTACGCTAGAGTAGTTTCCACAGTAAGAGAGTTTAGGCGTCTTTCATCGATGCAGTTTTTCGACGTACCAGGTCGCCTGGACGATGCAACACACAACTTCCCTTGATTAGTAACCGCTGGGGAGTTTGTTGCCATATCGTCATTCCATTCGCATGTTTTATATTCCGGTGTGCATCCCGGTACGGTTTTTGATATGGGACCGTAAAGAAAACCAGCTAGGAACATTTGTCGTTTTATCCAAGAGGCCCTCTCAAGCCCTGCTTGGCACGGTGGGGTCATAACCGCAACGCATAAACTGTTTGAATTATCAGCGGCACAGGGAAGGATGAGACTGGTTTGTCCGCTGATGGGACTCCCCATGCCGCCGAATCTTAGTAAGTTCAAATCGTTTTTGTTTCTCATCCTACGACCACTATACCATGTCCATGCGCGAACGACAAGCCATTAGAACTATCCTCTATCCATACTTTGGTTCAGATGTGACGATTCGATTCTTCACGATCAGTTCTTGCCCACATTTGCAGATAAACCGCGTCGTCCTCTTACCAGGACCAGCACCTTGATACCCAGTATGGCACGACGGACATGTGTATGTAGGAATGCAAACTTCTTCAGTGAATGTATAGTCATAGACCGTCACTGACTTCGCTCTCTTCGTTACCTTCATCTTCAGCCTCCTCCGGTTCCTTCTCGCCATATCTCAGACAGCCATACACTTCACCGACGATCCGTGCTGGATGTATGATGCCAGTGAAGTAGTCTCGATAAGCAGAGTATTTGATTACCATACTCACTCCTCCACCGCCTTCACTGCACAGTAGCAGATGTAGTCTGGGCTGACGTTAAGTATGTAGTGCAATGCAAGTCGCACGTCGATATGCTCCAATGCTTCATTCGCTTCGTCGAGGAATGCGTCTTCGAAATCTA